CTCGCCGCCTCATAGGTCTCCTGCATCCACGCGGACCGCTCCTGGCAGTACACCTTCCGCTCGGTGGGCTCCGGCGTGTCGTATACGCCGTGCATCTCAGGACTCTCGGCAATCAGCCAGGCCACGCTCTGCTCGCGCATACGCTCTCACCCTTCTCCCGTGAAGTCGGTGTACCCGGACGCGGTCATCAGCTGGGCCTTCTGTTCGTCGTAGGCCGCTTTGATGCGGTCATACTCGCCGTCGGTCAGCCCGCCGAAGTGCGCCCGGCAGTAGGTGAGGATGGCGCGCAGGAGCAGCGCGTCGCTCTCGCACTGCTCCGTCCCGATCACGCCGGCGATCCCCAGATCGAGCTTCGCGGCTTCGATCAGGTCGCTGATCTCTCCGTCGTAGTCATTCACGGTCACGCGCAGCGCGACTCGCGCCTTGTCCAGCAGCGCCATGGTCTCACCTCACTCACTCGCCGCCCGGGGCGTCCGGGTCGGCCGTTTCCTCGTTGGCTGCCGCTTCCTGAGCCGCCAGAATCTCTGCGATGATGCCGGCTTTCTTGGTAGCGGTCAGCGTGATCCCCATCTCGTCAGCGATGCGCTTCAGCTGGGAGACTGTCAGCGCAAGGAGCTCCGCTTCCGACAGGTCGCCGCTTTCGTCCGTGTCGGCGTCACTGACGGTTATGTCCCCTGGTCGACGGTGATCTTGGCGAAGGCCTTCGCCGCGGCCAGCTTGCACTCAAAGCGCGCGTAGCCGGCGTAGGTGATGACGTGCTTCTTGATGTCGCGGTCGCTCTCGATCATGATGTCCTGGATCATGTTGCCCACGACCTGCTTCGGATAGCCGATCCACAGCACGTTGGCGGCCACAGCGTCCTCGACCTTCACGGGAGCCCCGATCAGGGTGCCCTCGGCGCCGTTCTGCGCGTTGAGCTGGAAGATCGGGCGGCCGGTGGTGTCGACCATGCCCACCAGGTAGTTGTAGATCGTCTCGCGGCGGGCGTAGACGACCACGCCGCCCTTGGCGTTCTTCAGCTTGCCCATGGCCGCGGCGACCTCGGCGAAGGCCAGCTTCTTCTCCGCGGCGGTGGTGATGGCGTTGTTGGTGGAGTCGAAGTCGGTCGCGATCTGGGTGACCACGTCGGCGGCCAGCGCGGCGCCGAGGCGCTCGGCGATCTCGCTCGTCAGGAAGGCCTGCAGCGCGTCAAGGCTCATCTTCGCCATGGCGTAGGAGATGTTGACGTGCTTGCTGAAGTCCTTGCCGCTCAGGGTGACCTGCGCCCAGGCGTTGATCTCGTCGTCGTTGGCGGCGTTCTCGTTCACCGTCGTGGCGTCGCCCTGGCTGATGCCGCTGCGCAGCGCGATCTGCAGGATGGTGCCGGTGCGGTACAGGTTGATGTCGCCGAGAATGGAGTGCTGATCGTCGATCAGGTCCCAAATCTCGTTGAGCATGGTGGTCGGCAGCACATAGCCGGTGTGGTTGGTGCTGTCGCCGGTCGTGGCAACGTAGGCCACGGCGCTGCGCTCTTCCTCGTTCAGGTCGTCCCGGTCCAGCATCGTCTTCAGGAAGCCGGTGCGGTACTCAGGAGAGGCAGCGCTGAAAATCCTGGTCTCTTCCATCTTGGGGTCCTCCTTGAAAGTCTTGGTCACGGTGCCCACCTCGCCCGCGGCGACCTTGGCCGCCAGCGCCGCGCGCTGCTCCGCGCTCTCGCGGATCGCGTTCAGGCGCTCGAGGATGGTGTCCGCTTCGTTGCTCAGCGCCTCGATGTCCGCGCCCTCGGCGTCCATCTCGCTCCGGATGGCCTGCTTGCGGGCCTCGCACTCATCCGCGCTCAGCTGCATGATCTCTTCACGGGTCATAGGGTTGTCCTCCTCACATCAGCTTGAGCTTCAGGGCCAGCTTCGCCCTCGCCCTCGCCTCGTTTTCGGCCCTCAGGCGCTCCGCCTTTTCCGCCTCGATCACTCCGTCGAGCCAGGAGCGGGCCGATATATCCGTCCCGGGGTTGGCCGGGATTGATACCGCGCTCACGTCGTACACCTTCTTGATCCTGGTGATCCGCCGGGTGTGCGTGTCCTTGTCGTAGCTGTCCTCGGCCACCGTAAAAGCGAAGCTCATCCGGGTGATGAGCCCCGCCGCGATGTCCTCATACAGCGCACGGGCCGAGGATGTCCGGCCCAGATCGGCCTCAATCCCCAGCCCGTGGTCGTCGATGTGCAGTTTCAGCGAGCCGTTGCTCTGCCGGGCGAACACCCGGCCCTCGTGGTCGTACTGCAGGATCACGTCGCTCATGTCCGCCGCGTCGAAGGCGGTCGGCGCGATCTCCTCGTAGTACTGCACCCCGTCATAGTCCCACAGCAGGTAGCGCTCGAAGGTCGAGGCGTAGCCCCGCACGCGGTAGGGTGCGCTCTCCGCTTCCGCG